CATATTTCTATTTGGGCGACCTTTTAGATGGAGTTTTAGGCTATCTTACCAATATCGTATCCGAGCATAACGGTCTCCGCGGCAGCTTTCAGATGCTTTTAGCAAATATTGAAATTTTAGATCCTTTCGCTCTATCTTCAAGTGACAGGACATGAATTAACCTTTAATGAGAACGGCACAGTTGATCTGCGAATTAATTATCAAGCATCTTTAGACGGAATCTTAAAAGCCCCCAATGCGGATGTTTTTGTGGGAGGCGCCGAGTTTGATAAACAGGTGGCAGAAGCCAAAGAGGCTCTTAAAGAATTAGAAGAGCAAGCCGTCGAGCTAATGGACGACCCCACTACCTCTGTCGCCCGAATGGACGCGCTTACCACAAAGAGAGGTAAAAAACTAGAACAGTTAGACAGTCTCCTGCAGCGGAATAAGGCACAAAAATATCAAAGATTTTTATGTAATCTTTATAATAAGAGTCAAATATACATGTTGCGCGTGCCAATTGACGATATTAAGAAATATCAAGACATGACACCAGAGCAGCGTGCAGCTCTCGCGCGCAAACGTCTTGACCCCAACGGTAGCTTTTTAGGCATCGAGGGCGAGATTCAGACTGCCACCAGTTCGGAAATTGATAAGCTCATCCTTGACGCTCAGAGCGCCATCAAGAGTGCATCCGGACACGGTAAGAAGAACCCCGAAGACATTAAGCCAGGAAAAATAAGTGATGCCCTTGTTGCCGCCCTGGGCGGCGAAGGACAGGTAAAGGCGAAAAAGGGGCGCCTATATCCCGAGAAGCTAGATGTGGCATATTTCTATTTGGGCGACCTTTTAGATGGAGTTTTAGGCTATCTTACCAATATCGTATCCGAGCATAACGGTCTCCGCGGCAGCTTTCAGATGCTTTTAGCAAATATTGAAATTTTAGATCCTTTGTTGGCGTTTAAATATCCTGAAGTGGGAATTCAGTGTGGGGCGGACGAGACCCTCGTGCGTCGATCGGTGGCGGATATAGATCCGCTTCGTTTTAAAGGCGCCCATCAACTTTCGTTTTATACAAATATTGGAAATCTTCCTATATCGTTGGATTATTTCCAAGAATGGTTTGTTAACCATATTGTAAGACCACAAAAAGAGACATACAGCTTTTTAACTTTTGTGAAGGAACTGTGTTCTGGGCTTATTGGGAGAGCGTTCAATGCGAAATGTTTTGGTGATGCGCTTCGGTATAATTTGCAATTTGATACGGCTATCTTTGGGTTAGATGAGACCTTTACAGGAATGCTTGCGTCTCCTCAGGATGTGGCGGCGTCGAAAACTGCTGCTGACGAAAAAGGAAAAAGTCCTCTTAATCGAGAATTCGACCCATCGATGACGCCAGTGATTCCGACAATAGTTCTATATTCAATAGATTCAAAGCCCTCTGTAACACAGAGTGAGAAAGTAAATGTCTCCAACGGCATTTATCATCATTATGTTGGGGGATCCTGTGGGCTCACTAAAAAAATCTCTTTCCATCGCTCGGACATGCCAAATATGCGTGCCGCGCGCCTACAGCGTGAAGGCAGCCTCTCAGCTCTTCAGATGCGCGAACTATATAATGTGGAAATTGATATGATAGGAAACACATTACACCGAAATGGTCAATATATGAAGGTTGATCCCACTTCCATCGGGGTCGGGAGCTCCGAAGCCCGCGGATCTCTTCCAAATCTTGCACAATTGGTAGGTATTGGCGGCTACTATCTAATTAGTGGGGTAAAACACAAGATTACGAGCAAGGGTTTTGATGTAACCGTCAACGGACTCCAGGAGGGAATCAACCTGGAGCACGGAGAACTAGTAGAATTGTATGAATTTAAGCCGGAGGAGCCAGAAAGTGACCCGAAAAAAGATAAAGAAAAATAAACACAGATTAAAGGAGTAGAAATGCCAAATACTTTTAATTATACTCCTGGTGCCCGCGACAACCCGGAAGGAAACAACAGACTGTCTGCGCGGGCAAAGTTTTTTCAACGATCGCTGTATAAAGAGGTAATTTACCCCGATAATGTTCTGAAGCCTCTGGAGAGCTGGTACGATAAGAATTTGTTTGGACGCGTCGACGCGCTCCAGAATCCTATTGTATGTCACCCTACGCGTCTAGTTCCTATTACACGCTCTCGTTCTCCCAATGTTCGGGCGCTTGAATTTGTTAATCTGGCTTTTAGCGATCTTGCGGACCACATGACACGAGCATTTCTTGATAACTGCCTCTCGCGAAATGGAAACCCAGCGCTTTTCAACTTACAGGCTGTGATGGGATATACAGACCCGTATGCAAAATATAGTGCACACATGCAAGGGTTAATTCAAGCATTTATTAAAGTCTATAAAGATTCTTCTGAACATCCCATTCGAAACTTTAAAGATTTTAAACGCAAATACCTCCAGTATCTTCGAGTGATGGCAGAGGGTATTCCTATCACATTTAGTTCTTTTTTGCTTTCGGCGATGACTAGTCCTTTTGTATCTGGGCTGAAGGTAGCAATTGCGAAGGCTGATGCTGGCGATGATGCAGCTAAATACGAACAATTTATAAGGGATCCAAATTTTTCATTTTTTGTGGGATCTGCGAAAAACCATGGTTTTCTGGTTGATAAAAATGCGCCCTGGATTCTTACCGTCGATCTGTTTTCTGCGCCTTCTTTGCACTATATTACTTACTTTTCAACGGACGGTTTCGGTACCTCCGACAGCGTCGGTTTTTTAAATGAGGCTCAATTTTTCCCTACTTATTTTTTTCACACGTGGAACACCGACATAAGCAGCCTCAATACTCACCTGAAGGATGCGTACGCTGCCTATTATAATATTTATCCAATTTATGAAGAAGAGAAAATGGTCTATAATCCTCGCTGTAGCACCGCGTGGGGAGGGACCCCTCTCAAGACTGAGGTGGGATATAGAGCCCTTCCTGCGGACTCAGATATCTTGACGGCAAAAGAGTTAATCGATCTATATTCTTTTTTACGACGCAAGGAGGTCGGCGACTCGGGTCCTTCGCTTCGATCAGTCAGAAAGAGAGCATATGAACTTTATAGGAGTGGCATGATACCAGAGGGCGGCGTTGCTAAGTTCATCGCGGCGTCCTACCAAAACTTTATTTATCCCCCAAGCTACTCTCAAATTAATACTAGCTTTGATGTTGACAAAGTGATAAAAACTGATATACTTGACACAGTAGCGGAAGTATCGACTCAGGTATTGAGCGGTATGGGCAGCTATTAGTTCGGAGAAAAGGTGCTGTTTCAAGCATTAGACTTAAAAACTGATTGTACGGGATATTACGCTGAAAATCTTATAAACGCTTCTACGCCCCTTCCCTTGGAGGGGGCTACGTGGGAGTACTCTTCTCACTTACGTGGGGAGACATATGAGATAGGGCGCATCTACAGCCACGGAAGCACGTTAACGGATGTTTGCCCCGAAGACCTACAGCAGGAGTGGGAAGACATTAAAAAGACGCTAAAAGGGTGCCTGAAGGCGTTTAGAACAGCTCATCTATCATTGGAGGAAAACTGTTTTTACGATGTGGTGCCTGAATTTTTTCTTTATCAGTATCTAGAACTGAAAAATAGGATAACTCAGCATGTTTTTGACAGTTGCCCACGTCCTCAAAATTATGATTTTATGTATAATCTTATCAAGATGCTAATGGATATTCGTGGGCGAACTTTGAAGGTTGACCTAAGTCCCATAAAGCATCTTTTAAGCTCCGTAAGAGGAAAAAACTTTCAGCGCACGCTCCAGACGGTTAATCACGTGTGTGACTACAATCCGTGGGGTACAATAACGGGACGATTGTCCACAAACCCCCACAGCTTTCCGATTTTGACGATGAACAAGGAGTTTCGCGCTTGTGTGGCACCTCATAATGATTGGTTTATTGAGCTAGATTTTAATGCCGCGGAGCTACGAACTCTTTTGGCGCTCTCCGGGGAGCCACAACCCCCTAACGACATTCATGACTGGAATGTAAAGAACATTTTTGACGGTACTTTGAGTCGAGAAGAGGCCAAGACTAAAACGTTTGCATGGCTCTATTCTCGTAAGGAAAACAAGGACTTAGAGTGCCTCTATAACAAGAATTTAGTGCGAAATAAGTACTGGGACGGCTTCAAAATTGAGACAGATTATGGTAGAATAATAGAGAATGTAGATGAGCATCATGCTTTAAATTACATCGTTCAAAGCACCACAATTGATATGGTGCACGAGCAGGCTTATAAAGTCTATGAGCTTTTGAAGGGGACAAAGAGCCATATTTCATTTTTGATCCATGACGCCGTTTATATTGATCTTGCAGAAGAAGACCGTTATGAAATTTTAAATTTACTTGACACATTCAAGAAAACGCGTTATGATATGTTCAAGGTTAATATTTCTGCAGGGAGAAACCTGGGAGAAATGAACGCACTAAAGTTATGAAAAAGATTTATCAAAAGTTAGTAAGGGATCGTATTCCTGAGGTTATTGAAAATGCCGGCAAAGAGTATGCAGTACGCCAAGTACGCTCCGATGAGTTACTGAACTACGCGCTTAAGAAACTTCAAGAGGAAGTTCAAGAGTTTGTTGAAGACCCTTGCGCCGCGGAGGCTGCTGACATTATGGAAATTTTTTATTTTATCTGCGCCCGTCTTGGGCTCTCTGAGAACTATATACTCGCGGAGCGCACCTCTAAAAGAATTGATCGAGGCTCTTTTGATATGGGTTTTGTCCTTGACTGGGTTGAAGAGGAATGATAGTAGTGGGCTTAGGGAAGGCGGGATGTAATATTGCGAAGGCTTTTTCAAAGTTTCCGCAGTATGAGACGTATGGAATTGATACCACCCCCGATGCTGACATCACCATTAAGAAAAGAAACACGCACGAAGAATATGATAAGCATTTTCCGAACCTTAAGAAAAAGCTGAAGTCCCACGACGAGGCATATGTCATAACATGTGGCGCGGGGAACATCTCAGGAGGAATTTTACGCCTTCTTGAACAAGTGCGTCGGGCAACCTTGCGAGTTATATACATCCAGCCCGACCTACAATTAATGAGCGAAGTCCAGAAGAAGCAGGAAAAAATTGTAAGGAATATTTTACAAGAATATGCGCGCTCTGGGGCCATTAATGAGATTATCCTGGTGGACAATTCTCGACTAGAGAAAAGTATTGGTGATGTATCGATTCTAGGATATTATGATACACTGAATCAGGCAATTGTTAATACAGTGCATATGATAAATGTGTTTAGAAATTCAGAGCCGGTCATCGGAAACTTTATTGATCCCTCTGAAATAAGTCGAATTGCTACTATGGGAATTGTTAATATTGATAATCAAGAAGAAGAAGAAAATTGGTTTTATGACTTGACAAACACTCGTGACGTGGTATACTATTATGGTATTAATGAAGAGGACCTAAAGAACGACGGTACATTGTTTAGAAAAATCAACAGCTTTGTGAAATCAAAGATAAAAGACAAAATCAATGTATCCTACGGAGTATTTAAAACAACCTACGAACAAAAATATTGTTATTGCATTAAGTATTCATCTATGGTACAATCATATAAAGAACTGTTAGACGATCAGGATATTGGCTGATCGTACTTTAACCCAACTATAAGGAGATAAAAAATGGGTATCAATTTAGATAAGATGAGAGAAAAGCTCTCGTCATTACGTGGAGACGGTAACTCAAATGACACTTTCTGGCGCCCTGTAGACGGCGACCAGACTATTAGAATCGTTCCAACAGCGGACGGAGACCCCTTCAAGGAGATGTGGTTTCACTACAATGTTGAGAAGGGCGGTTTTCTATGTCCCAAGCGCAACTACGGCGACGAGTGTCCTGTATGTGAGTTCGCCTCACAGCTATGGCGCGAGGGCGTTGATAACAACGACGAGCATAGTAAGAAGACCGCAAAGTCTCTCTTCGTGCGACAGCGCTTCTTCAGCCCCGTGATGGTCCGCGGCGAGGAAGAGAAGGGTGTGCGTGTATGGGGTTATGGCAAGACTGCCTACGAGAACCTCTTGACGCTCGTGCTTAATCCGGAGTATGGTGATATCACCGACACCGAGACCGGCACAGACCTTCAGATGACCTACGGGAAGCCGCCAGGGGCTTCCTTCCCCCAGACGAAGCTCGTACCGCGACGACGTTCGTCCCCTCTCTGTGAGGATCTGACACCGGAGAAGTGTGTAGAGCTGCTGGACAGCATTCCAGACTTTACCGGTCTGTTTGAGCGAAAGACTACTACCGCTGTACTCGTCTCCGTAACGGTCTCCTCTACATGACTCTCGTTAATATGCCATACGTCAGTTCCGTCGGTGAAACTTAACGTAATAAAATCGGTTTCTTCAGCCCCCAACTCAGTAAGCTTTCTAATAATATCACTCATTTTTAATACCTTTCTTTGTGATAATTTGAGACCCCTGTATCCCCGGGCCTCCCTGCGGCTGGCAGAATTTAACCTGCGTTCTTGTTCTCTTGAACCTCGACGCGAAGTTCCTGTGCTAGCGTCTTCACTTCCTGCATTGCCTTGCGAACACGGGTTCCGGCGGCATTGTTTCCAGTACCAAAGAATTTATCATGGTCGTCCCGAGTTTCCTCAAGAAGCATAATCAGTTGTTCTAGACGATTTGTATCAGTAGTCATAACTCTTCCTTTCTTTTTGAGGCACCTGATAACCCTGTGCCTCCCTGTGGGGGGGATATTATAGAGAGCCCAGCTCTGCGAAAGCGGCATCGACCGCAGTGGCTTCATCACCAGTGGTTTTGCCATACTTCTGAGTTTCGCTGCTAACCGTCTCAGGATCGTCGACCTGAGAGTTAACGAAATTGTCCAAAATGGTCTGAACATCGGTAGTAGTCTTTCGCTCAAACAGACCGGTAAAGTCTGGAATGCTGTCCAGCAGCTCTACACACTTCTCCGGTGTCAGATCCTCACAGAGAGGGGACGAACGTCGTCGCGGTAC